TTAAGACGTTTGTTCTGTTTAATCTTTACAAACTTCTCGTAAAGTAGGAATGTTACTGCCGCGTCCATGCCTGCATAGAGCTTCATGATATCAAAAGGAATATCGCCCCAGTTGAAATCATTTTTTAGAATACCATTATCTTTTCGGTACTGAGCCATCCAATCGTACATACCTTTCTCATAATCTCCGTAAGGAGTATACTTCATAGCTAAAGACTTCAGTCCATGAGTACCAGGGTTCTCATCAATCAAATAGTGCAATAACATAGTATCTTCAAAGCGTGGAAAGCTAAAGTTGAAATGGTACTCAAAGAATGCCATATCGAACTTAGCATTATGGAATACTACTATCTTTTTATCAAATAGTTCTTGTAACAGTGCTTCTGTTGTTTCGTCAAAGCACTCTGTATCTATATATGCTCCACGATCAGCCTCATAGCTAAGACTAATACCAAGCATATGCCCATCACGTGGATATAGTCCCGTTGTTTCCGAGTCCAGACCAACATAATCAAGAGGGGCAGAAATAGCAGCGCGTATGAAATCATTGCACTCCTCCGTATCTTGTATGCCCCAAGCATTGTACTCAGTAATTACTGTGTCTTGTTTGTTTCCAGTAATGTACTCAGTAATGCTCTGCTTAGAGTCATCCCAAGTACGTTGTGCTTCTGGTTTAAATGCAAGCATGGCAGGGTTAATGACAGGTAAGTATTTCTCTTCTACTTTCTTACCAGAATATTCGGTGACTGAGTTGAGAGGCGTGAAGTATTTAAGTGCATCACTACCTACGAGAATAATCCAGTCATATGCGTCAATATCAATCTCGATATCGCAGTCTCGTTTTAGTACTTTTTTAAGGTTCGGGTCAGAGCAGAGCTGATATTGATCAAACTCGAACTCATCGTCAAACTCTTTCTTATAATTTGTCCTACTTGGTTTAGTTTCTACTAATGCAACTTTAGGCATATAATTTTCTCTTTAATGTTTGTACTGATTGTAAGGGTAGTGCACCAGGATCTGTATCCTTTAGCCCTACATTTCTTGATGTCAAGCCTACTCGCTCTACCATCTCTTTCACTTCTTTCGCAGCATCCTGCCCTGCGGTATCTCCATCGAAGAAAATTATTACCTCTTCTACACCTTGTATCGAAAGCATTCGCAATTTATCTTCATTTATGTTCTTTGTTCCAAAGGTACAAACTGCGTTAGTTAGTCCTTTATCGTGTAAATTTACCATATCATATATACCTTCTACTAGGATAATGGAACCTTGTATCGGCTCTACTATAGGGTAGAGAGGTAGCTTTGCACCCGCAGGCGAGATCATGTACTTAGGTGTGCCGCCTGTAGTGTGACGACCGTTAAAGGACACAATACGCCCTGATATATCTCGTACAGGGAACACAATGCGACCAATATGGTCAGTGTCATGGTGTTGGAACGCTTCAAATCTTTTATAGGTCTCTGGCTTAATATCTCTCCAGTTGCCTACATATGGTACACTACCTTTAGGAAACGACAAACCAACCGACTCAGACCTTTTTTCTCTAATACGTTTTTTGAGTAGTTCTCGTCTTAGTTGTAATTGGTTTGCCTTTTCGCCAAAGTGTGTAAAAATGTTGCCTTTGTATCCGCAAGAGAAACAGTTAAATATACCTGTGATCTTATCAATGCGCATACTAGGACTGCTATCTGCGTGTTCAGGATTGAGACATGTAACAATAGCATCTGCACCTTTAGGTACAAAATATACTTGTCTTGATACTAATAGTTCTTCTACTGTCAACGTCCAATATCCTTGATGTTTTCTTTACTGATTACTTGGTACGCGCCCTTGTTATATGCAGGGGCTACGGTGAAGTCTGCTCCCTCAGTGTAACTGCGGTCTACAGCTTCGCAAGACCCGCCCATCTCTTGGGCAGAACTATAATGCTTGGTGTCTCTACGATAAGTATCGGAGACTTCCATAGGTTCAAACTTAGGGGTGTATCGCTTAGACTTGGGCATCGGCTTTCGCTTCCTGCCTGAGTAAGAGTGTCGTAAACTACCGAATGTAAGTGCCAAATTGCTTTCTCCCTTCAAAGTATCCACATATTATACGCAAGAAGAGATAAAAAGTCAAGAAATATTTTTAAATATCATCAATGGATTCGCCAGTTTTGTGTGAGGAATCGTCTTTCTCTTGAGGTGTCATAGCAGTTTCGGGGCCAATCTTTAGGCTATCCCAATCTACTGTAGAGGTAAAAGACTTCATAGAAGCGGAACGCATCTTTACACAAGTAAATGTAATACATTCGTCTTCATGATCCCACGTTTCTAAGGTATAAGCAGCATCTGCGGCATCGAGGATACCTTTAGCAAATCGTGCTTCACCAGTTGCGTCTGTCTGATACGGAGATACGACTGTGCAGTCATACTCTTGTGCCATAGACTTCAATGCTTTACTTACTTCGATCTGTTCTGTCCAATCATATTGACCACCACGAGATGGAAGACTCGACCGCTTTACCTGATTAATATAGTCTACGATAATGACACCAACATTCAGAGGTTTGACTTTTTTGTCAAGCTCGGCACGAATTTTGGAGAGAGTAAGAGAGGCATCATACACGATGTCCAGCTGTTGAGTCGGGAGGAGCTCACAGGTGTTCTTCAGTGATGTATGCAACTTATTAAAGTCACGATGCGTTCTATATTCCTTCAAGCGGTCTTGCCCATCAACATAACGACCTGCCCACCATGCTGCGACTTTCTCCCACTCGGCAAGACTCAGGTTCTGAGTACGTAGACGAGAGAAAGGAACTTCGGTAGCAATGGAACAGCATCGTTGGAGGATAGAACGGCTATCCATCTCAATAGTGAAATACATAGCCGATTTACCTGAAGCATATACTGCATTAGCAATATTAGCACATATTACAGACTTACCAGCCCCTCGTTTACCACCGAACATAACAAGATCTCTAGGTGAGAACTGTATTTCGTAGTCGTACTCTTCATTGAGTCCCAAGGGTATATATCTGGCTAAATCTTCTTCTGGCTCAAACAGTTCAATACGTTGCATACTTTCCTGCGGATCTTCCAAATCAACCTTGTCTTCGACATCGAGTACGATTTGGTGAAGATGATTAACAGACTCCTGCGCATTCTCAAATGCAACAGAGTTCTCTACATAATCTTCTAGTGAGTCCAGAATTTCTTTTTGAGTGTATTCGTTCTTCAGATACTCAAGAAGCATATTGGGATCGGCATCGACCTCAATAGCTTCCACTGCGTACAGTTTTTCACGAGTAGCTGAATCACGAATCTCAAACTTTAGATCTTCAATCGTTGGCATTTTATGGAATGCTTCGCAATGCTTATCAATAACCTTATACAGACTATGATACTCAGCAGCAAAGTAATGCTTATGCGCCACACTCCAGGTCTGAAAGTCCTGTAGTGTAAGCACTTGCTTAATAAGCGCACTAGCAATATTCAATGAAAGTCTCCCGATTTCAAATCTAAAATGTAGGACAGACCCCGAAGAGCCTGCCCTTATGTGTTACTAAGAAGGATTAAGCTGAAGCTTTTTCTTTCTTAGAAGCGCCATCATAGTCAGCGGCTGAAAGGCCACGACGAGTGAGCATAGTCTTAACGCCACGGGCGGTCTTACCAATTTGCTCTGCGATAGCTTCGACAGTCTGGCCACCAATATCAACGATGTCAGCCAACGGATCTTCTTTAGAAGCGCCTTTGGTAGTCTCTTGACGTGGGATAGCATCGATGTCGCCTGAACGAAGGAGGCTAAGAGCCTTACCACGAACAGAGTTTACTGAGCGATCAAGTGCAGTAGCAATTGCTTCTACAAAAGCGCCGTCTTGTACCATAGATACAAAAGTTACTTCTTCGTCTGAAGAGTACGTGCGTACTGATTCAACTTTAGGAGCAGGCTTAACGTGACCAGTCAGTTCCATAGACAAAATCTTGCCTTGGATTGACTTAGCAGAAAAGTGACCATCTTCAAAATGACCAGCAATCTCAGCATAAGTATACTCGCCGCTGTTGTCAGAGACAAAAGCTGCAAGGGTTGCTTCTTGTGCATCGGTAAACGCACGAGTAGCTCCGGCAGAAGCCAGCTCTACATCATGACCCATCTTTCGCAATTTGCTAGAGATAGAACGAGTAGAGGTTTCAAGCTGATCAGCTGCTTCCGCAACAGTAGCTTGGGATACGGGGCTTTCGCCACCGACAAATTCAGTTAGTTGAGCTGTACGCTCTTCAGTCCACTTAGGTAGTGCCATTATATTATTCTCCGGTAAGAATTTTAAGGTTAGTTACAATTTGAACGCCAGCATCTCTGGCCTTCTTGGTTTTTGCGGATTCAATACCGCTTTCGTTTACTAGGATTGTTACATCCTTTGTTAAACTAGATTTTACATTAAGTCCTACTGCTTCTAAAGCTGCATGAGCTTCCGCTTTAGTTTTGTAGCTTATCAACTTGCCTGTGATACACACAGTGTTGACTGATGTATTAACAGGTTTGCTCTCAGATCTTACAAACTTAAAGCTAAAAGGGAGCATACTTACTTGATAGAATTCCATCTCTAGCCACTGTAAAAGGTTGGCTGTAGATTTCTCACCGAGACCGGCTTCGCGACATATATCGTAGTCTATTTCATCTATATCAATGCAAACTTTTGATAATTTATCCGCTGCTGTCTTCCCAATAAGAGGAATGCTAAACGCTGGTAATAGTACGTTTAGAGGCGCATCTATGGAGCGTTGCAACTCATCTACTAACTTTGCTGATAGCTTCTCAGAGCCGAGGGCTTTCGCTATTTCGAGTGCGTCTAGCTCATAAATCTCTTCGAGAGAGCGTATGTCTAGTTTAGCAATCGACTTAGGGCCAAGACCTTTGATCTTGAGAGTCTTTGCAAAGTGTTCGATAAGTTTTGCAACTTTCTCACCACAATGGGCGTTTCTACAATACAGAAGATGGTTGACTTCTTCTAACACCGAACTACAGCTAGGGCAGTTTGTTGGGGCTTCGATTATGGTCATCGTGATTCCTCTGAAATTGAATACGTATTATACGGAGTTTTAAGGTTATTGTCAAGAACTATTTTTTTCAAGGTAGCAATCAATCTAAGCGTCTCACGATGCGAGGTATGATTTCACCAGAACGTATAACTTCTACTTTACAACCTAACTCTAAATCAAGGTCGCGTATGTACTCAATATTGTGCAGTGTTGCTCGTGCCACTGTCGCTTCCCCTATAACACAAGGCTCTAGGATAGCTACTGGACTTACAACACCGCTCTTACCCAACTGCCATATAACCTCCAGCAGCGTGGTCTCCACTCCAGCAACCTGCTCTTTCAGAGCAAAGGCACCTCGTGGGTGTTTAGAAGTATGACCTAACTCAGCGTACTTTTCATTTGATTTGATACGAAATACTATACCATCCATAGGATAGTCAACTGCTTTAAAGCGAGTAACCACGTTCAAGCCAAACTTGTGCAAGATCTCAAGAGAGCAAGCATAATTTTGTGCAAGGTGTGGGGTAGCATCATACGCAACAAATACTAAGGGGCGCGTTCTGAACTCTTCAAGACCCGAAAGTCCTTTAAGTCCGAGAGACCCCGAAGCGAAGTTACGAGAGTTAGGTATACTACTGGGAGCAACAACTTCCCCTGTAACCTGAACAAGACGTGTATCGCTAATCTGATTAGGGACTAGCTCACGCATCTTATCAGTAATGTCACGGCCTTGAATGCCGTCCCCACGAGTGAGGGCTAGTTCAAGATTACCGTCAACATACAAAAGAGAAACTGCTGCACCATCCAACTTAGGAGTATGCTGACACTCTTTGACATTAAGAGGAGCTTTGTCTATGTCGAAACACTTCTGCAAAGAGTACATTTGATACGTATGCGAAATCGCGTCAGTAACAGTGTAACCTACTTTGTTATAGCTATGTCGGTCTGCAAGAATATCAAATTCCGCATCAGAGATAGCAGGTGTACCTTCATAGTACAACTTACTCATTCTGTCTAAAAAGTCCTGCATGGTATTCTCCTAAATAAGAAAGTATATTATACGGGACTTTAGCAAGATTGTCAAGAACTATTTATACAGATCCTGTATAAGATCAGAGAAATGTTCTTCTATCAGGCTTTTAGATTCTGCTAGGGATAATATCTCTATTAGACCTGCAAACATCTCTCTTGAATTAGAAAGATCTAAAGGCATGGCTACTCCTTCGGGGGTAGGCTTCCACTCTTCGTCAAAGTCCATATAGTACTTTCGTAGATGCATATATTCTATACCGCGGAAAGTATTAATGGTAAGTCTTATCTGTATTTCTTTAACTTCATCATAGTGTATAACACGAGAGTATGCTTCGGGAGCCTGGTGTAAGTCCATCATGTTCTGCCCTCATTCTTTAAAATAGAGGCGAGAGGAACTACACTAGACACACTGGAAGGTCGTAGTAGACGGTATGAATCAGTATCCCAGCAGAAGAAAAGAAGAGTGTCGTCAGTTTCCTTGGCTCTATTCTTCTTTTTCTGAATATAGGGAGTTGTGAAGTCTAAGGTACAAACATTGTACTTTAGCTTTTTGGAGTGTTCGCTACGATAAGTAATAACGGCATCACCATATGAGCGCACTAGTTGCGCCAGCTCTTGCTTTTTCACTATAGTTTCCTTCTGGTAGTAGTTTAGCAATCATTATTACTATGTACTTACTCAGAGGTGATTTATACTGGATGCAAAAAAGCCCCGCTAGACGAATCTAGCAGGGCGATAGTTACTACTAACCTTCGTCAGAAAGTAGGGTAGTAAAGTACTGTGCAGCTTTTCCGGTCAACTTAGAGATGATCTCTTCATCAACAGCTTTGCCAGCATCAGTGATAGCAGCGGTGAGGGCTTCTTGAGCTGCTACTTTGGAGACACGAGTGCTTCCTGTAGCTGCGCCGGTAGAAGCGGCTTTTGCTGCTGGGGTTTTCTTAACGTAGACGCCAGCCTTTGTTAAAATCATGCGAACACCGTTAGGTGATTCGTCTAGTTCTTCTGCAATATCTTTTACAATCTCCATGCTAGTCTCTGGAGTAGGTGATGCTGCTTCGTATAAAGTTACTGCTTCTGCTTTCTTATCGTCGTCCCAAGCCACTTTGCGTGTCCTCTTGTTAGGGTTTTTATTTCCTGGGCAGTCGCCCAGAGTTTTTAGTTGTTGTTCGTAGAATCTTTGTCCCATGTATTCCTCGATTTCAGAATGGATATTATACGGGAAAAATCACCATGCTGTCAAGAATTATTTTTTGGATCCTCATTTAGCACTCCTGCAATAACTAGAGCTACCCGCCTTTCTACCCAAGCATCTGGGTGTAGGGAGGATTTGTGCAGGTTTTCCTTTGCGGGAAGATAAACAAGATTGTTTATAGCATGAGCCCCTCCAAGATCTAAAGGCATCCAATGATCTACATTATAGCCCTCGGGACAATTCCTGTAAAACTCTTGAATTGCAGATAAATCTTCTTCAATAGTACAGCCTTTTACTTTTGCTCTACGGCGAGCATTAGCCTCTCTTTTTACTTCTGGATTTTTTCTGTGGTACTCTCTTGTGTGCTCTAATTGATAGTCTTTATTAAACGTCTGTATACACATATGTTTGTACTCGGTTTCTCTCTGGGTTTTGGAACCTCTTAACACGTGAGAGAAAAGATGCACGGGGTGAAAGCATTCGCAAGACTGACAGTAGTGTACTTTAAGCACGTTATTGCAGAGCCAGGTTCTCCAAATTTTAAAGCTTGATTTTCCTAGTAACTCATTTATACTTGCTTTACCTGCGGCACTTTCATATCCTTTGGCATTTTTCCAGCCGAGAAGCTGCCCTATCTCTGTTAGATCTTTACCACAAACTAGAGCTTGTATTAGCTTCCCCCACGTGGTATTGGATGCTCCACGTCGAGGAAAAATAATAGTGTCTGGAGAAGATATAATTTTTTCATCCATATAGTGCTTTATAATTAAATCTGCCAATTCTTTATCTGAATAAGTTAAATCCATTACAATCGCTCTAAATTTACGCCATACTTTTTCAGATGCTCTAGCTTTGCAAGTTCACAAGCCGAGGCATACGCGTTGAAGCCCCCAGAAGTTACACTCGAGAAGAAAGTATCCTCGCTGTCAACCTTCTGTACAACATATATCTGGTAGCAAGAGGCTCCGTATTTACTCTCATAGTCTACAAGACCCATACCTACCTTACTAGCTTGATACTCTTGGGTTAGTCTTTCCCCAATTCGTACTGCACTGTGATATGTTGCAGACCAAGCAATTTCTCCCTTCTCAAAGTCTTCAGATACGCACTCATCTGGGAAGTAATCTACTTCTCTTCTTTCTTCTTTGGAGCTGGGTCTTTGGGGGACTCCAACCGTTTCAAGAATGTTGCGTACAAACCCTGGGGAACGAAAAAGACGCTTGCTAATATCGGTGAGAGTTTCACCTTGCAAGTAGTCAGTAACTGCTTCGCAAATCTCTGAGTCCCTTGCAGGACGACCGCGATTCTGTGCTTTCCTTGTTTTAACATATGCTTTTTGCTCCAAGTGACCCTCTATAATTGCACTTAATCGTGTAGTATTATATGCAATGTTAAGTATGTCACACGCTTCTTTTTTAGTAATCGGTTTTGGGCTTGACGATTCCGTATCTGTAGGGTTCAAGAGAGTTATGACTTTCTCGATGTTCACCTTCGATAAGTTTTCGTAGCTCTTCTTCTTTATGCGCTTCGCCATCAGTTTCTAACTCCAATTCTAATTTAAACATTAAACAGCAAATAGCGTGAGCTAGATGCGACAAATTTGTTTCTGGATCTTCTAGCTCTCCATCCAGATGGGAGAATATGTGCCGAAGTGCACCGCCACTGTATCTATTCTGAGCGTCTTCTAAGTACCTCCAGTTGTCTTCGTCATACTTGGCTGCACCAAAAGTCAGTACTTTAGCTACTTCCACTGTGGCTTTGGGAGGTAGAAGATACATCTTAGGTTTTTCACCGTCAAACTTCCTGCCTACCATACCCTTTAAGTCTTTGATATCATTCATGTACAAAGTCCTTAATCAGAGGAAACATAGGATTAATTTCATATGCACACTGCCGAGCAATATCCATGTGCTCTTTCTGAGTACCCGGTGTAGTGCGTACATCAATGTAGTGAATCCAGGAGCGTATTGTTCCGTGCATATACAACCGTGTCTTAGTAAGACCTTCTGGTAGCACAGTGCGTGCCTGCTCTTTAGCAATACCGTGTTCGATTGCCCACTTGTATACACCCTGAGCAGTATCAATAACTTTTTTCTGTTGAGCAACCCAGTGTCTGTGTAGTAGTTCGTCATCAGTTTCAATACTATTCTGACGATTCTTTGTATCCTGCATACGAGTTTCTCGCAATTCAAAAGGATAGCCCATTGCCGCAGGGTCGGCATACCGTTGGCTAAACTCCTGAAAAGCAAAACTACGATGGCGTACTATCTGGTGAGCAATATCACGAGTAGTGTTGATCTCCATAGTAATACCACACATCTCAAAAGGAGACCAGTGTTTGTGTTTGATTAGGTACTCTACTAGCTTGAGAGAGGTAAGTTCATTACTCTGGTTTGCTGGGTTAGATACTCTAGCCATATATGCAATATCCCCAATCAAGTCGGGGCTAGAGGTTGAAATAAGTTTTACTTGTGTCATTTTATTGTCCTGAAATTCTGTTGTCATAGTCGGCTAGTTCTTCGTCCCACCAGTGCGGCTTGTCTCTATGTTTCCACGCAGCGAACGTAGCTTTGTCGAGCATATAGAAATTGCGATAAGACTGTATAGGGTTATCATAATCTTTTAGTTCCTCTGTCATTGCTAAGGCAAACTTAGTGAAGCCGTGATCTGCCATGTGTTTTGGTTCTGGCAAGGCATAAAGCATTGCGAGACTTTTATGATTACTACCATAACGATAGTGTGCTTCGCTACCGAGAGCAAAGGCGTAACAGTTAGTCCAGTAGTAGTTCTCTAGTGAAGAACGTACCCATACACAAGAGGGATGGTTTTGCATTGTAGGCAGATACGGAAAGATGCGGTCTTCCATAGGAAGCTCTTTCTGTTGTTTACGAACAGTCTGAAGAACAGCGTTCTCTTCCTTAGTGATAGCACGAGGTACAAAACCGAATAGGTGATCTATCCAGAGGTTTGTATTGATAAGTTGAGCGGCTTCGAGTATCATTTTGTTGACGTGTTTATCAACATGAAACTCTGCACATTTATCGAGGTCTTCGTCTAAGTAGAATAAATTCATCTGGTACTCTCTAAAATTGAATATGTATTATACGCAATTTTAGAAAGACTGTCAAGAACTATTCTTCAGTTGCTTCAGGTTCGGTGGGGGTGGTTACATCTTTATAGTATACTATAACTTCTCCGAGCTGACTAATATACCTTTTCAACTCTTGTGTATTGTAAGACATTAACTCATAGTCTGCCACACTCATTGCTACAAACACTAGGTCGCCTCCATGTTTCTTTTTAATGCCGTCTACAAATTTGTCGAAATAAGTATAGCCTTCGGGGTATTGTCCGTCTTTGTTAGCTATTTTAGTATCTGAAACTACATACCAGTTCGGCTCCTTGAGGTCAAGGGGTCGTGGCATGATAGGTTGTGTGATCATGATCTGTACAGGCTTAGATATAATCTCTACTTCACGTGCGGGTATTTGCAGTAAACTACAACCACTAATCGTTAAGAGCGTTAATGCGCCTGCTAATATCTTCAATCTCATCGAAGACCTCCTTCGTTGCTTTGTTTGCTTTCTTTTCAATCAGTCCCGGCTTTGCACTGGCTAACTGAGCGATGTTATGTCTGCGAAAGATGTCCAAGTAGTCGGACATCTGAGTTTCGTACTGTTGGTTCTGCTTCTGAAGAGTAGCACTAGCTGCTGCTGTCTTTTCTGCACTTTCTTGAATTGCGGCGATTGTAGCCTTTTGCTCTTGATCTCGCAGATCCTGGGCTAGGATTACTGCTGTTTGTTCTTCTAGTTTGATTTGCATAGGTACCACGGCAAACTGGTAGTAGAGGAAACCCCCTGCTGCCATGCTTGCTATGATACCCAACAAAATCTTAGACACTTTCTAACCTTACCATCAATCGTTCTGCTCGGTTAGTTACTTGCTTGTGCCAACGTGAGTCTCGTCCTTCAACGGCTGCTGTCGTCCAATCACCTTCGAGTACGGCAGCATTCATCTTCTTGAACTTCGACAAGCGAGTTCGTCCCATATTAAACATCATATTGACAAGTATACCCTGTACTTCGTCTGGTAAGTCGTCAAAAGTCCCCTGTCCGTATAAAGCGTGACACTCTGATATCGCTGTACTGAGGTCGTTGTCAAAACACTCTGCGACTCTTTCTTTGGTGATTGCTGTTCCGGTCGGTTGTCCGTATTCTGGGTCGGTTTTGAGTACAAGATGGCCGACACCAAAGGTTGGATAGCCAAGGTGGTCGTTATAGATTTCATATTTGACTCCTTCGTCTATTTTTAATGTTTCAAATACTTCGCTTTTGTTCACGTATTTCTCCTTTATTTCTTACATACCCATTGCGCTGGCGTATATCGTTATAAACGGCAAGGCTAAACAACTAACTGTTGTAACCACTCCACATAATATGCAAGCGGCCTCATCTCTCTTTCTCACTTTCGTTCTCCATTAGAACTTGGGCAATAGCCCTTTTCGTAGCCTAGTTATAGGGAAGACTACACTCCCTGAATTTTTGCTAATGCTTGTGGCTTCCAGTCGTCCCATCCGCCAACGTGCACATCATCTACAATAATCTGTGGTACTGTCTTTGCGTAAGGAAACCGAGCAGTGAAGTCTTCTACTTCATAGTCCTTTTCTAGTTTTAATACTGTATACTGAAACTCTCTGTCCACCAGTACTAGCTGCTTGCAGGCTCTCTCGGCTTGCACACAAAAATTACAGTTTTCTTTGCTGTAGATTACTACTTTCTTCACACAGACACCTTACGTTTTACTAACTCATTACTGATCTTCTGCTTTAACTTAGGAGCAGTATTTGTATTCTCGAACTTTTCCATCAAAGTGGCAGTAGGAGTTGCGTGCATATAGTAGTGGGTCATGCCTACTTTCTTGCGGTTTTTTCCAATTCGTGCTACTGATTCTTTAAACTTTACTGGCATTTTCTTTCTCCGCTTGGTATTCTGATTTAAGGTAGTTGTATGTTTTTTGGGCCAAAGCCTTGTCTCTTGTGAGCATATAAACGCTATACTTGTCTTCTACTTTGTAGGCAAGCTCTTTATCATCGTTCATATACTCTGTAATTAGTAGTTTATTCTTCATCTAGTTCTATCATCCCATTGTCCACTAGGTGTTCTATAGTAGATTCTATCCCTTCCTGTTTGCCTAGGGCGTGACAAGTTAGGCCACAGCCTATCAAGCAAAAAATAAATACAGCGTATTCTAACATCTTTTCTCCTATTGAACTCGTCTTTGGAAAAACTATTATACGCAAAAACAGGGAACCTGTCAAGACTTAAATACGTTTTCCTTAAAGGTTTTTCTCTTATTTATTGGTGAATTATACTAGATATTCAACCAAAAGTCAAGAATAATTTTTTAGCTACCTTTGAAAAACTTCTTGACAATCAGCCCGCATTTCGCTATAATACTCCCATGAAAAAATATAAAAAGAAACCTTGGACAGACGTAGAGCGCAAGATGCTTGCAGCTCATTACTTTGTCCAAGATATTGAGGCAATGATGAATATGTTGCCAGAACGAACAGAGCAAGCTATTAGAAATCAAGTAGCATATCTAAGGAAAAGAGGAGTTAGGTTTAAACAATAATGGGTTTAATAGAAATCACAATAGTCATAGCCATACTCGCAGTCTGGGTAATACTAGAAAACGGGGATAATGGATGAATGTCAAAGTACGGAACAATAACGTGGAACAAGCATTGCGAATTTTCAAGCGTAAGATCAATGATAGCAACAAACTTTTTGACTACAGAGAAAAAGAAGCATACGAAAAGCCTACCACTAAGCGACAAAAGAAAAAAGCAGCAGCAGCTAATCGAGAGAAAAAGAGACAACAAAAGCTGGCAGAGAACCCTCTTTCCATGAAATAGTTCTTGACAGCTTGCTCAACTAAGCGTATAATTACTTTCTAAACTGGAGAATTAAATGATTAATGTATATACAGAAGGTAAATGCTTAAAAGACTATACTACATTCATTGATGAGTGCATTATGGCTCTTTTTCCTGAAGATGCGCAGTATGACATCTATATTGAAGCTGAGAAGTTTGTTGATGACGACGGTACTCACGCAGGGTTCTGCCTTGGTGATAACAGAGACTGTGTCATCAGCTTAGCTACTCACTGGGTTTACGAAGACGGCGAAGAAGTTGCTTACGAGCCGCACGAGCTTGCATCTAATATTGCACACGAATTAGTACACGCCAAGCAGTTTTGCAAAGAACAGATTAATATGATTGACAACGTGTGGAAGCACAATAACTTAATACTTAACTGTGACGAAGTAGACTACGAAGATCTG